CTCACGGACATTTGGTCCGAAGTTCATGAGAACTTCGTTCTGAGTCTCCAGGTCCAAGAAGTAATTCTTGGGTCGAATCATCCTTGCGAGCCAGTTGAGCTTTACCTCCGTTAAAGGTGTCTTCCTTCCGCGAAGGCGCAACCGCCACAAAGCATTTCTCTTTACCCGAAGGGGTAGATAGGAACATGTGTTGATGGCCTGGATTAGATCTTGTGATTTCAAGACTGTCCTGCCTGCTTTACACTTGCGAGCAGCAGAGCTGCGCCACGCCTTGTAGGTGGCGCACTGGCTATGCGGGCTCTGGCCAGCGAGAGAATCTCGGACACCCATGTGTATCTGTACCTCCTTGAGGAACTCAGATGCGATTGCACTATGGCCTCCTCTGGTGCAAAGGGTGCTCTGCTTCTCTGCTAGTGTAGCGTAGATGGCTCGGTCTTCGGCATTGCAAGGGGGACCCGCTCGGGGCATCTTCCCATTGAGGGAGAGATGTCCTATGAGCAGTTCCGGCTTGACTTGCCCTAGTCCAGAACCACCAACACATGTTGGACCAGGCGCACTTTTGTGTGGCTTGATCCTTTGCATAGTGTCAAGTACAAGGTCATGCAGTGGGTCTCTGGCATTGGTTTGTCGCCAGTGCAGCACTTTTGCTTCAAGGTGCTGGAGAACTGATTGCCAGTTCTCCCCCAGACCCCATCCATGCTTCTGTCCGCCAGCTTCGGCCATGGTGAGACGTTGTACGGATCTTGCTTTACCATCTTGGCACACCTCCACTAATCTCTCACAGAAGACTCCCTTGGGGGAGAAGAAGGACTTTGACTTGTTTATGACGAGTCCGACATGTTCGAGATTCGCCTCATACCTGTCTGCAGTCTCTCGACTCCAGAAGCCAATAAGGTCGTCTCCGCAGATCGCATAGCTGTCCTTGCTTGCCCCGGCTTGCCAGGCTGCCCATCCGTTGATGAGGCAGAGTATACTCCAGCTGATCCCTTCACCCATGTGGACACCTCTTGATGTTTCTTGAGGTGGGTCTTGACCTATATCCATATGGGGGCCAAGCAGTCGATGACCCATCCTTTGCAGTTCGGAGTCGATCCCTAGAGATTGACACCATTCTGCCCACACAAACCTAGCAAGGTCGTGGTGGATGTAGTCGGTGGCTGCTGAGAGGTCAGCTGAGTACAGCTGTGCGTTCTCAGTATTCTGTG